TCGCGCAACTACGATTTTCGGCCAGCCGCAAGACTTTTTGCAAAACGTTGCTGATACGAACAACGCTCTGTTTTGGGTTTCCAATTTGGCGGCAAATATTCGATCCTTACGCGAAGCAACAACGGTTTCCCAATTAAATTACGATGAAACGAATGGATTGATTGGTACTCCACAGCAGACACAGCAAGGTGTAGTTATTACCGTGTTACTTGATTCAAGAGCAACATTATTGCAGCAAATTAAATTGAGTTCCCGAGTAACAGTTGCTCAATTGACTCGCCAGCAAGGGAGATATCCAACTATTCTTTCTCCGGTTGGAAACACATACACAATCGGATGTGTTCATCACTATGGCGACTCAAGAGGCAATGACTGGTATACGGAAATTACCGGATTCATAAACGGTGCATCGATCTTGGCGCTACAGGTGCAGTTCTGATGAGCAGCAATTCATTTTCGGGAACAATATCGGTTGGCGAGAGAACTCAACTTGAAGCTCTTTCCTTGAAGAGCGTGGCGAAGAGAATCGCCAAAACCATGCGTTGCGGCTTGCCGGGAATCATTACCGCTTTTCATCCTTCGACACAATATGTCAGTGTTCAGCTTGCAATTGCGGAGAACTTAATTAACATGACTGGTGGCGGATTTACTGTTAAATCTATACCGCAACTGGACGATGTGCTGTTGATGCTTCCCGGAGATGCTACATGGTGCCTGACATTTCCCAATATTGTTGGTTCGGAATGCTATGTCTGCTTTGCCGATATGTGTATTAACGCATGGGCTACAAATGGCTTTCCGGTTGATGGTAGTGGCAATCTTATCACCGATGTTAATGGTAACTATGTTGTACGCAACCAAGAGCTTATGAGGCGGCATGATCTTTCGGACGGGTTTGCGATTCTGGCTCCGCGCAGTCAACCGAATCGAATTCAGAATTACTCAACCAATGCTGTTGAATTACGAAGCATGGACAATCAAACTAAGATTGGTTTAGGGAACGATGGCACGATTCAATTTACAACCAGTACAGGTGTAATTAGCGGTACTCCTACCAATGCGACATTTTGTTTTCCGGTAATCATAAACGGTGTTATTTGGTACATGAAGGTTAGTAGCACACCATGATTCCTACACCAACAATTTCGGTAAGGCGATTGGACTCCAATCACGATCCTGTTTATGGCGGCGGGAAACAGAATTTTCTTACCGATGCGGATGCGGTTGCGCAATTGATTCAAACATCGTTGCTCTTGCTGCAAGGCGAGTGGTGGGCAGATTTGACGCAGGGGTTTCCTCTGTTTCAGAAAGTTCTTGGAACGTCCGGAAACAGTTCGCAGGTTGCTGCTTTATTAATTCAACAAACGATCATAGCGGTTCCATACGTTACAGGAATGGCGCATGTCACTTTGAATTACAATTCGCTAACCAGAACGTTTAGCTATTTTGCGATTGTGTACACACAGTTCGGTGAAGTGCAGGTTAACTTTGCTCCCGGTAATGCAGCGGCAATTCCTGTGACTACGACAACACCATTAGCGATAGCGGCTAGGAGACAGACGTTAACAAAGATGACCATCAGGTGAGAGCATGTCATATTTTGCGCCTTACATAGATGCGGCTGGATTGCATGTACCGTCTTACAGCGATATTAATGATTTTCTTGTGCAACAGTACGCATCGATTTATGGCCAATCCGTAATCAGTAATATTTCAACAACGGACACGCAGAGCATAGCAAATTTTGCGCTGATGATTAACGATTGCATGATGCTTGCGCAAGCAGTGTTCAATGGCATGTTTCCAATGACGGCAATTGGAGCGCAACAGGATTCGCTTTATAAATTAAATGGAATTGCGAGAGCTTCATCGACACCATCAACAGCGCAAATTACGGTTACTGGCACTGCTCATTTGCATTTAACTAATCGTGTTGTGCAGGATGCGAATGGTAATCTTTGGAATCTTCCCAGCAGTTTTTTGCTTTCCGCATTTGGGAATGCAATTGTCACCGCAACCTGTCAGGCGCTTGGACAGATCACGGCCCCACCAAACACGATCAACATCATGTACAATCCGGTTTCCGGCTGGACTGGCGCAACCAATGCGAGTGCTGCAACACCGGGAACCGGAATCGAAACCGATTCGGCTTTTCGGATGCGGCAATCCCTGTCTGTTGTATTGCCTTCACAATCCCTTGTCGATGGCACTTTGGCGGCTATAGCGCAGGTTCCCGGAGTCACAAGGTATGGAACCATAGGTGTGGAGAATCCGACCGGCGCAGTGGACTCCTACGGCAATCCCCCGCATTCAATCAGCATGGTTGTCGAAGGTGGAAACACAAATGACATTGCCAATGTTATTTATTTAAATAAGACTCCGGGATGTTTTACCAACGGCACTACTACCGTCAATGTGACTGATCCGATCACGCAACAAACCATGGCGATATCGTTTTTTAGACCTACGTACATTGATATTGCTGTGCAGTGCACGATTCATTCATTCGCTGGATATACAACAGATACAACAAACGCGATTCAATTGGCCATTAATGACTATTTGAATAGTCTTCAAATTGGAGAGATTGTTACTATTTCAGCTTTGTATAGCGCGGCTATGTCAGTAACCCCGGATATCACCAGACCGCTATATTCCATTACTGCGCTTACAGCAGGTATTGCCGGGGGATCGTTAGGAACGGCAGATATCCCAATCGCTTTTAATCAGGTTGCACAGGGAATTATATCGAATATTACGCTAACGGTTGTATGAGATGGCAACGGTAACTCCAATGACGGTTCAGGTTCGACAGATGAAGCAATTGCTTGCTTATTATGTGAATCTGTTCACTTCGCAATACAAGCTATCTCCGAATCTCATTGCATGGCAAACAGCACTGATGACACCGATTGATGATCTTACAACATGCATTCAACAGTTCAATGCTGCATACGATATCGATGTTGCAGTAGGAAAACAATTAGATGCGATTGGTGAATTGGTTGGTGCCAGCAGAACAGTTCCGTTTCAACCATCCGGAGGAGTATCGCCAGTATTGGATGATGCTACCTACAGGATTCTTTTGTATGCGACGATTGCTAAGGATCATTGGGACGGGACTATTCTTTCCCTTTATCAAATCTGGCGACATCTGTTTCCCGGTGGTGTGCTTGGGGTTCAGGATAACCAGAACATGACGGCCAACATTACAATCGCAGGTTCGTTTACGTCTATTGAGCAAGACTTAATTGCGAATGGTTTCATTATTCCCCGTCCGGAAGGTGTTCTGTACAATCCTCCGACAGCGCCAGTAACGGGGCCATTCTTTGGATTTGATTTAGAAACACTTGTAATTTCTGGATTCGATGTCGGTAAGTGGACATAGAGGTAATTATGCCAACAAGTAATTTTCAGATTTGGGATCAATCGCAGACAAACATACAAGCGGATGGCTCCTATGGAAGTGATCCTCAGCGACTGAATGGTGCGGCTGTTAATGGTTTATTTGGTTCCCCGCTGGCGAATAAGTTGTTTTATCAGCTATCGGTGATGGTTGCTGCAATTGGCCAAGCTATGGTAGCTAAGGGTTACGACACGCTTGATTCCAACTTTACGAATTTAGTAACTTCTCTGGAAAACATACTGACTCACAACGATGTACCGGGATATTTGGTTACAATGAGCCAATTTACTGCTGGACAAAATTCAAACGGTTTTTGGGAATTAAGTCCCAGCGGTTTGCTTGTTCAAATGGGAACAACAGCAAGTATAACTAATGGCACACACGCAAGTCAGAATTTTCCTATTCCATTTCCGAGTCACATCTTTGGTGTTGTGTTGAGTGCAAATCGCCTATCTGGTGGAAATTCATCTTTGGCTCAAGTGGATGATGGAACAATTTCATTGTCCGGATTTAGTTGGGGTCTTGCCAGTAGCGGTTCGATTAATGGAAACGGTACTGCATGTTACTTTGCTGCTGGCAGTTAGCAGAGCAGGTTAAATTATGAAGCTGTTTATCTGGTTCTTATTGCTTGTAGGCATTCGGGCTACGGCTCAGTATTCAACAGTGCAAGCAACTGTTACGGACTCCGATGGTCAAACGTGGAACAACGGAACTGTACAGGTGACATTTGTTCCGCCAACTGGATATCAGGGAACTATCTACACATTTAACGGCACGGCATGGACTCCCGGAGTGCATAACTACACGTTGTCTCCAATCGGAGTGCTTAACGCTACGCTGATTGAAAGAAATGATTACATCAGTCCATCTGGTTCACACTGGCAGTTTAAAATTTGTCCGAATGCTTCAGTGAATTGCACAAGCGTAACAGTTGCTAGTATCACTCAGGCGACTCAGGATATTACTTCTCAATTAAATCTCCAAACAATTCGCTTTCAGTCTTCACCTACAGCAAGCAGGTCTTATGGATATGGAGATGTTGAAGTGTCTCCTGTTCCATCTCCGGGTGGAAATTACTTTAATGTGAATTTGAATGCTCCGCGAGTATGGAACGGATCGCAATGGAACACCATGGGTGCTGGCGGCGGTACAACTCCGGGTGGAGTTAATAACTCTGTCCAATATAACAACTCAGGAGTCCTTGGTGGATTGCCGGTTACCACTCGCGGTGCGCTACAGGCAGATGGTCTAGGGCACAATTTTTATTCCGAGACACACGCTGCTTTGGTAACCGATCCTCCTTACAACGCTGTGTGCAATGGTTCTACGGATGATACAGCAGCTTTTCAGGCCGCAATAGATCAGAATCCGAATATACGACTGCCTTATAACGTCCAGTGCAATATCACCAGCCTCACAGAGAACAATTATGATCTGACAATTTATGGCAACGGTTCAATAATTGCCTCAACGATTACTACCGGAAATATGATACACGCTGTTAATCAATATTCAGAGATCACGCTGGACAAGGCCAATTTCCAGCTATTGTCTACTACAGGTTCCCCGGCGATTTTTGATGGAACGAATTATCAGCTTATAAAGTTGAGCTACGCATATGACAGTACAGATGTCACATCGCGTCCACAATATTGGTTCATTCACAACATGGGTACCGGGACGCAGGTTGCAATTTACGGCTCTTCTGTTCTAGGCGATATTGGCGGCACGATTGGAAATGATGTCGCCATGTACGTGGAAGAATCTACTGTGGCTGGCTCACAGAATTTCAGTACCGCCTTGCGAGTGCTATATAACGCCAGCGATTCATGGCTTGGAAGTCGCACAAGACGAAGTGATTTCGTCTGTACCGGATGTCAAATCAGATTTACTGCGGATAATATAAATAATAACAATACGCTGGGTTCAGTTTGGAATCTGGCAAACTCGTCCTTGTTTGGACAGTTCTATAGCTACAATACAGCCGCTTTCAATCCATTCAACACGAATCCTTCGATTGGTGATTTTGTATGGTCGAGTATTGCAAGTACCGCAGCCGGTCATTTTGTAAATGACTCTACTGCGATTGCACCGTTGTATAGAGCGGCAGGAACCCCGATCTATGTGTGCAACGCCGGAAGTTTAGGCGCGTCAAGTAACGTGTCCGACGCTACAATTCCGAGCGCTAACGGGCACTATACTTCAGGTGGAACCTACACCACGTCTATATACTGCGCATATGACGGCAGTTCGTATTTCTGGGCGCTGGGAACAAATACTGGTAGTACAGGCGGCGGTGGTGGTTCTACTACTGCGCAGTGGCAGCGTCAAGGAGTGGTGATAGCGCCAGTTGCTGCTGATCCTTCTCCACAGGCGCAGGAACCAAGCGCGATGCTCAATTCAACACCCGAGATTCTAACTTCTTACTCACAAGTAGTGTCAATGACGTGGACCTGCGGATGGTGGTATACCGGTGGGGGTGGAACAGGTGTCGGGATTTGCGGCGGTGAGTCCCCTGATGGAATCACTCCTCCCATGCGGTTATCTTCCGAGCCAATTATAAGCGATCACGCTCGTTCTTGGCTGATGCCGACAAGAATAGGTGGGAATTTCGTTCTCTATGCTACGGAACTTGCAACGGGAAATGTAGACATTTATACTGGCTCGACTTTGGCGGGTTTAACGCGCACGCACGCTAATGTCATTCGCTGCGGGAGCAACGGAACAGAGGTTACTGGAAGCACAGGCAACACATCTGTATGGCAAATAAGCGGGTCAAATTGGGGGATGCTCTATGAATGCGTGGATAACACGACAGGATACGCGGAGTGGCTTGCTACTTCCTCTGACTCAGGCGTGACATGGACCAAGTATCAGGCTGCTCCTGTCATATTGGGAGCGGGAGCGCACAATTCCCAATGCGCTGAAGGCGGGGGAGCGTTTGCGTTTTTGAATAGCGGAAAGTTACACGTATGGGTACACTGCGGACCTGCTAATGTAGTCATACCAACTCCATACATTTACCATTTTGTTTCTACCGACGGGACCGGGCATAGCTTCCAGATTGACTCCAGTCCTACTCTGCAATCGCAGACATACGACGAGGGGCTTGGTTTATCCACTGGGCAAATTGCAGATGCCTACCTTCTCGATATGGGGAGTCTTAATCGGACCACTCTCTATTACGGGGCATATACTAACGGGTGTCCCAGTCAGACAACCTGTTCTGTGCCTAGCTATATTAAAGCGGCAGTAATTAACCAGCCGTTAGCTACGATTGCTACGGAAACGCAGAGTGACGGGAGCCAAAATAGGAACATCGCTCCGTCTGGATACACATTCCCACCTACTGCATTTAATTCGGCTGGAGTGGCAGGGAACTACGCACAGGATATTAGTTATTTTTATTACTACGATGTGGCTTCAGTTCCAAACCGCTGGCAGAGAATCGCCAAGGATGCAACTTGGATTGGATACCAAGACTTTGCCAACTTTTCTGGAACTGCAGGAACAAACATAAGTTCTTATACAACTCAGGCAGGAAAAACTTTCGTTATATATGCTGCCGATGGAACGACCCAATCGATACCAAAATTGACCGGCACCAGTTCGATTGTTCTTGCCGCAGGGACTTCAGCAACGCTGGGAGATTCGCTGGACACGCTCACTCCAGCAAGCGCGAACTATACGGTAAAACTTACCTGCACATATGCAGTATCGGATGCAACCCCTCTATGCTCGGTATTTGGGCGTGCGGCCAGCGGTGCTAATACATATTTAATTGGGCAATGTGCGCCTACCACCGGTGTTGGTGCTTGCCAACTGTATCAAACTGTAACTGGTTCTACAATTCAGCTTGGAACCAGCGCTAACATAACGTGGGCGGTTGGGGATACGCACACGGTAAGTTTAACGGTATCTGGTACAACGGCAACCTTATATTTTGATGGTGTTGCTACCACCGCGACGGGTACTACGAGTATTGTCGCGGCGGGTCAGACAGGTTTACGCATAAGCGGCGGAAGCACGATGACAGCGACTAATTTTACTGTTCAATGAACAGTTTCAGGCCCTGTTCAGTAGGTAATTATCGAACGCCCGATTCATGTGAAAACCGATTCGGGCAGTTCACCGATGATGCAAACTATCACTACGTTTGCACGGCCAAGGAATACATGGAAGCGCACAGCACTAAGTACATTCTAAGGAGCAAAAATGGCAGATGAAAAAGCACCACCGAACTCAACGAACGCGCTGCTGGCACAAATTCTCTCCGTCTCGCAAGACGCGCTAATCGTGGCTTGGCAGTGGAAGGTGACAGATTCATCCTCGGTGCACATAAGCTCCTACTAGCGTTCAAAGTAATTCGCGAAATTATTTGTGAACTTATCATTGTAATCAAGCGGTTTATTCGATATCGCACCTATATCCCACAGGATACATTCCGCATTGTTAACATAGCGACGATAATCCAGATCATCAGGAATCGATTCACATAGCTCCATTAATGGCATTGCTCCGTCAGTATTCGGAACTTTGTTGCCGCTGATAACATAGCGAATGTTTCCATGCATTTCAGTTGAGTAATACCATCGAATTGTTTTGCCAAGATACTTGTCGCTTTTCTGCGCACCTCCCCGCACGTTGCGAACAAACACAAAGCGTCGGATATCATTGCATTCGCGGATGGTCTTTTCAATAGGTGTTTGATTAACTAAGTATTGCTTGATCGCATCACCACAGATGAATGCTTCAGGGTTGCGCGAGAGCGGAGAATCGCCGCTTGATCCACGTTCGCTGTATGCCCCTTTCACCTTGATTCCGGAATTGTCTTTCTTCACTCCGATGTAGTTGTTCACATCTCTGGAATAGATAGCCTGATATGCGGTTTCCTCTGTTTTGAATCCCGTTTCCTTTTCCCATTTCGAAATGATTTTGCGCATTAGCTGCACTGCGTATTCAGGGCATGAAATCAAAAGGCCGTCTGTGTTGGCGGATTTCACGCGAATGTAGTTTTCACTTCCGTAGGTGTAAAGCATATCAATCAATTGCAGCAAGAATAGTTGACCGCTGATGGTGACTTGAATCAGCAATTCGGGCGAATAAAGAATGGAGTAACGATTGCCCAGCTTGCCGAATGTGCCGTTAATGGTGATTTTTAATGCGTCACTGGTTACTTTGTCCGCGGTATCCTTTGCTGTCAATCGCTTTTCAACTATGCTGCGGTACACCTGAAGAAAAGGCTTCCCCAAATGACGCGGGAACAATTCGTAATTAAGAATGATCGATGGGTAATAGCTTGCAACATCCCGGTCAAAAAGCAAGATGCCCCGTTCGCTTGTGAGTCTTGATTGCTTTTCAGAACTGTGCAATCCCCCGATGCCAATCCTGTAGGTATTGTCATCGAACTTCACCGCATATTTGCTGATCGCTTCGGGAAGTTTCACCTTTCCGGTTTCGTCCAGTTCAAATGGTGTGTCGCGGATCGTTCTAGCCAATTCGTTAAAGACTGGAGAACTGAATTTGAGCGGAGGCGGCGGAATGTAATAGAAGTATCGCGGAACCGATAATGTTCGTTCCGGCTTTCTGGCAGTCAAGCGTTCCAATTCATTGCTGATGACAGCTTCAGCGATTTGCGCATCCGATTTGGATCGTAGATCAACGTTGTATGTATTGGACAAGGAATAGCGCAATTCCAATTGCGGCTTGAGTTGGTTGAAGAGAAGTTCCGTGTTGTCGGTATCGTTCAGGCAATAATCTTTGATTTGAATTTTTTGTTCGCTCGTTAAAACGGTATCTGCTGGCAGTGGCAATTCCTGCATTCGTTTGCAGTGCAGCCTTCCGGCATACAACTTCAGCGAACCATCGAGCGGAGCCACTTCAATTAGATCGATGTGATTGCACTTTACGATTTTGATTTTGTAAGACTGCTCAACCTGATACGGGAACAGTCTTCCGAAAATGATTTGATTGGAAATTTCTTTCAGATCGCGACTGTTGAATCCGGCTAGTGCCAAACTGATTATGGGCAGATCATAGGTGCGTGAATTGAATCCGATGACAAGAAAGTGTTGCATGACCCATTTCAGTTTTCCAGCATTGAAAGGGTATTCGAAGATCAGATATTTTCCCGAATCCACATGCTTGAATGCGATGAGCGAATAGTTGATGAAGCTTTCCGAATCGAACACAAACACAGAGTCGGATTTAATTGAAATCAGTTCCGTATCCGTTAATTCAGTTCGCGATGGGATCGTGTAGGTAACTTCAAACTTATCCGGGATCGAGAATAAATCTGGTGGCGGAAGTGTGGGGATGAATTCTGATGTTTGCGGAGTCAGAAAGTTTTGATCAAAAAATACCATTTCGTTTCTCTTCGCGTTGCGTAATTGCTCCCCGTACTTTATCACCTTGAAAGTATGTCATCTGCTCAGTGACATTGAATGCAAGCTTTTCGGCAAACGGTGCAATGATTCTGAGTGCGGCAATCGGAAATGAAATACCATCCGGCAATCCTTCGCACAAATTGATTGCGCCGTCTGTTTCATACCTGTCCGTGGAAACACCGTTCGCTCTGAAATAAATTCTTCCGTCCCCGGAGAACGGTGCTAATCGTTCCACTGCTGCCCACAAGCCCAGCGGGGCCGGGGTGAATTGTGCAGGAAGGGAAAGGAATCCTTTCAGATCAGGCATGGCGGGATCGCTTTGCAGATGGGTTTTAATCCATGATCCATCCGGATAGAAGGTTGTGAAGCTATCAGCGCTCCATCCGATCAAGTAAACCGCTTTACCTTTCGTTCTGCGTAGCGCGGAGACAAGCAGCTTGGGAAGGATGACAGGATGAGGCGAACTGCACCCATGCCATGCTTCAAAAATGATGTCGCCGTTTGTCGCAATCACCGATCCGTCAAGCAGAACCACACTCGAATAGAGAATTAATTTAGAATACTCATCAGCAATCTGTCCGATCTTTTCTATTGCTTGCTGAAATGGCAATTCAACTTTCAATTGCTGTTTGGTATCCGGGAATATGGCGGGGATGTCCATCTGATCTACGCAGGGAACTATGGCGTGAAAATTACCAGACTTAATTGATAATTCTTTGGAAGGTAACAATGTCAGATTTACACTTTCCGGACACTGCTGAAGAGCTTTTAAAAACTTCTGTGTTTGGGGGCAACATTCAATATCTTCTTGAATATCTATGGAAGCTGAAAGAACTGGACCGCAAGCCGAAAGATGTTTATCAAACAAACGGCAATGCGTATAAGCCGGAACCTTAGCGCGTTTCGGCTGAACTACTGAAACAAATTCGAGAGCGGAGAGAAGAGAATTGAATAGCTCCGGTTGCGATTCTTTGGCTTTGCGCGGCATGGCTCAAAACGGAACATAATCCTTGTCTTCGTAAGACTCGCAACCGTTCGCAATAACCTCTGGCGGCGGCATGGCGTTATACAGCTTGCAGTGACCATCCCAGTGTTCGCATGTTATGCAGGTTGCGAAATAATCACTTCGCTTACCAATGGTGTTTAACAGTTGCGATATCCACATGGCGAATTCTGTAGGCACCTGAATTACTACTCGTCCGTTAACTGGATTGGTAGTAACAAGGCGCGGATGCAGGTGCTGATTGAATCGGGTTGTGGATTCATTAGGCATTAGCATCCTTTTGCTTGGTTCATCCTCAATCCGCATCCTTTACTGCTGAATAATCACGCATCCGGATAGCAATACCCAAGGCATCGTAAAGTTTTTCTTCAGGCGCAGTTTGAATGTTTTGCAAAATCCAGAAAGCAATTGTCTGCACAGAAGATCGATCCTGCTCAATCAAAGTGAACGTTAATTGATTTCTGGATTTCGCTCGTTGATAGCACTCATCACCAGCAATTGTTTTCTGCGCGGTCATTGGTTGTCCCTTAGTGAAGATTTGTGTGCCCGATGATTTCACTTAGTACCCAAAATGCGAGTCCGGCGGCGATTAAATTTACTCTTGGCGGTGCGGGATTCCAGAATGCGGCAAGAGCGAAGCATACGAACGCGAATACCAGAAGGATTAATGTGAGCATTGAAGTGTCTCCTTATAGGCGTGGGAGAGTTGATTAAAACTCTCCCACAAAGTTGTCACCGTTTGGGTACTCTTCGTGTCGTTGATACTTGACTTACTGAAACGGTATAGGTATGCGTGACTCCCGGAACGATATCAGTAGTAACGCTACCGGAAACGTCCGATCCATCCGGTGCGGTGGTATCGGCTATAACTGTGATAGTAGTGCGTCCCGATGCCGGGGGACTGCTAACAGTGATGGATGCAGTTAGCGTATCGTCCGATACAGCAATTTGATCCGTGGGATCGTCTGTAGACCAAGCAAAACTTGATCCTGAAGGTAGATCAATCGCATTTCCGTTGTCTTCAAGGACTGCTGCGAATGATGAAGCAATTCCGGGTTGAACAGCCATAATGTAATCTCCTTATTTCTTGAGTTGCCCACTTAGTTGGTTGATGAGTTTTTCAATCTGTGTGACTTTCACGGTGAAGATATGTGTTTCGCCGCTGATCGAATCAACTAATTGTTGCAGCAGATCGAAGCAATCGTTTTGTATTTTTAGCGAAGCGTGTTGTGTGTTGACAAGTTCATTTGTCGAACTTGATATTGCGGCAACGATCTTTTGTGTGTCTTGCGACACAGAAAGGATTTGCGATAGAAGCACATTGGTTGAATTTGCTTTTTCATCCGGCATTTATCGACTCCTCGCTTATCAATTAAAAATGGCGGTGGGGATGCTGGTCATCAGTAGTTCACCATCCCCGTTATTAAATCGGTCTTACTGAGTTTGTAGGCGCTGTTTTGCTTGTTGACGTTCAATCATGTTGGTGTAACGCCATGCAGCCATGTGAACAGATTTCAATGTTTTTCCTTCAGCCAAAGCAATATCTTTATAAACTTTCGCTCTTTCGGCTGGAGTGTTAGTAGCCATCAACTTTGGACCGTGAGGTAAAACCCATTCCGGTGGTTTTGTGTTACCGGAATCGATACGATTCATACTGGGAGACTTTCTACGAGTAACTTTTTCAACTCTCTCCACAATATCCGATTCATCTTCAGTATCAGCTTCGTTTTTAGCTTCCAAAAGCTGATAAATGTTGGATTGTACTTCAAGCTGATGTTGCGCCAGATCGCGTATATGCTCAAGCAATCGTATCGTTTCTTTTACATCCATGTGTGTCTCCTTGTTATTTAAAATTCCGTTTTGACAATGCGCGGATATTTCTGATTAACATCTACAAGGATTTTCGCGGGTACTGCCAATCCGGATGTCCACACCAATGCTTCATCAACATTTGGCGGTGCCAATTCACTTCCCATACGCTGCTTCCACCATTGGACTGCTAAACCTCCTGCTCGTCCCGGATGTTCCAAACAGCAAATTTCACTAAACTCACGCAACCCACACACGTAATTAATTCGAAGAATATTGTAACCATTGCTCGTAATTTTGCTATACAACGCACGATCTACCCTAAATTCTTGCACCATTGGATAATCAGTTTTAACTAATTCGTCTGTTCCGGCTGTAGCGTTGATCTTCACCTGATGCGGAAATTCAAATCCGCACACGTAGCATCGAACCGCACTGGCGTGATTGTAGGTTCCGCAATTGTCGCAAATACGAATCGGCGCAACACCCGGAGTTCCTTTGCTTCCTTTCCTGCGCGGAATCACAGGGTCATTAATTGGCCCCAAGCGCGGAGTATTCCCGGCGAAGTCCAAACACAAACAATCCTGTTTCGCTGTTTCGACACTGGGCCTTGTTCCCCGGCCCAGCATCTGTACCCACAAACCAGTGGAAAGAGTTGGACGCAACATCAGGATCAAATCAATTGGCGGATGATCAAATCCGGTAGTGAGTACGTTGTTGGTCACTGCGCAACGAAGCTTCCCGGCGCGAAAATCTTCAATGCGTTGATCACGCACCTTTGAATCCATCTTTGAATGCACAGTTGCTGATGGTATTCCAAAATTATTCAACATTTCCGCTATATGCTCCGCATGTTTGATTCCGCTTGCGAATGTCAGCCAACAGTTACGATTCGACCCGCATTGAACCGCTTCGCGGCAAGCCATGAAATTGATGTCGTGATGATCAACCCTCTCTTCCAATTCGTTGAGTGCAAAATCGCCGTTGCGAATTGGAATCTTGTTTAAATCAAATTGCATGTTGGTGCGCTTGGGAATCAACATGCACATATAACCATCATCGATCAATTTGTTGAACTGCTGCATTGTTGTACAGTCATACGCGATATCGGTGAACAATCCGGATTGGGTTAACATTCCCTGTCCAGTGCGATACGGTGTTGCTGTAAATCCGATCACTTTAAGAAACGGATTCAGATCGCGCAAATGCTTGACCACTTCACCGTACATCGAATCATCCTTGCCACTCATCAAATGCGCTTCATCAACCAGCATCAGATCGAAGCGCCCAAGCACATCAACACTATTGACTACGGTTGCGATTCCACCAAAGATGATAGGCCAATGGTGTTCTTTTTGTTTTAATCCAGCGGAGTAAATTCCGTATGGTGCAGTTGGCCAAATCTCGGCAAGCTTCGATGAATTCTGTTTGATTAATTCCTTCACGTGCGTCAGAGCGAGAATGCGGGATGATGGAAACCGTTCCATCACGTGTTGAGTAAACCATCCGATCACCAGACTCTTTCCGGTGCCGGTAGGCAGACAAATTAACGGATTGCCTGTCTTCCCGGATTCGAAGTAATCCCACAGGGATTGCTCCGCTTCACGCTGATATGGCCTTGACGTTAGCATCTGGCTTATTACACCCGCACGAATCTTTTCTTAATTGAGCGAGACTGGTTCCCGTTAGATATCCTCTGGAGTTGCACACGTAACACTGTGCCACTCGGTAAACCTCGAAAGGATGCGGCAACAATCCAGTACCGCCGCAAACGTCGCAAATGCAGTAATCCTTTCCATCAATTACAAGCGTTGCGTGATTCGAAGCGGCAAACGCGATGTCGTAAACTCGCTTTTCCTCCGTTAACAATTTCATGGCAAGTCACCTTTGAATGGGATTGTGATCAGGACACCCATTAAGGATTGCGCTAGGCGGAATCACCGCATTCCAGTGGTTGCAATACCACTGAGCATTTTCAATTGCTTTTGCGTTCTTGCAGCTTCGGCAATTGATATCTGTAGGCATCGAATCGTGACAGATACCTTGCATTTTGCACATGTTGCACAAATAGTAATTGCGTTTTTGACTGATTTTCTTGGGAGGTTCTGTTGCTTCCAGAATGATGAATTCGGCTTTTCGCCATGCTTCGTCAGCTAGGTTCTCATCCAACTTAGTTAAGATGAATTTCCAATCGGAATCATTCTTGTTTTCGGCAACGTACAGGCATTGGTGAATTGCTAATCCTTTGCCATACACCGAATCTTGGATGTAGTGTTGCGGCTTTGCTTCGTAAATGCCTCTGTCGAGATTGTTGAATCCCGTGCCTGTGCCGGAAGTTTTACATTCAAGTAATGTCGGTTCATTGATGCCCCAATCCGGCGCAACAAAGATTCCATCAACGCTACCACCAAAGTGGCCATGAATAGCGCGAAACTGATACTGAGCATTGCCGTCCTCCACTCCATCAATAAATTGAAATCCAACTTGTCTTAACCAGTAGCGTAAGCGTGGCTCAAACAAATGACCCGCATGAAAAATACGTAACTCTCTTCCGGAGTAAGTTTCACGATGCATCCAACGGAAGTGATAGAACAGATATCGCAAGCATTCGTTGCCAATTACAGATGCACCTAAGTGTGCGCGGTAGCCTTCAATATCCGCATCTTCGATGGCTTTATCGACAGCTTTGGAGATAGCGATTGAAGCTTCGTGTAGTAATTCCGGATTGTTCCAGTCCAGCGGCATTTTTAAATCAATTCGGGGGAGAGCGATGAGGAATACTCATCCCCCGAATCCTTCCGTTTACTTTGCCCATGGCGGGGTTTGTGGTCCTGCCAGTGGTTGGCTTACGGGTGCTCCGGGTTGCGCATTTACCCATGGCGGAGCCGAGGGGGCGCTAGGTGGGGCTACAGACGGCGGAGCCATGGGCGGAGCAGTTGCTCCCCATGCCGGGGCTGTAGCTGTGGATGGTGGAATTGTAGCAGGTTGTTGTTGCTGTTGTGGACGAGTGGGAAGGGAACCGTCCGGACACTTCACAATTTTCACTTCGCTATATTTCGGATTGTCTTCCTGTGGTCCGATAGTACAGATCAGTCTTCCACCAATCAGTTGTGTTGTGTCTTGTACGTAAGGGCGATTGATTGCGAAACAGTATGCCGATAATGTCTGATGCGCAATTCGCTTCGCAACTTCGCTGGGATTGAAAATGTTTAATCTGTCTTTCTGATTCATACCGCGCATTTCCCCGTCAATGACTGTCAGAGTTAATTCAAGAAATCCGGCGGCGGGATTGTCTTTCACAACTTTCGGTTCTGCTCCAGTAATCTCCACTCTGTAATCCGCAAGTGGAAAACAAACTGCTGTGCCTTGAATTGGATCATACTCATTCGCGTTGAAGTTGATTTGCATTTCCGTTTACCTCTCTATGCAATTGCTTTCTTGAAGATGTTTTCCAAGTCTGGATACTCAATTAAATCCAGTGTCCCGCTTCGATCCTTGGCTAACCAGTTCACTGATGATGAAGTATGAATGCCGATGTAAGATTTGCCACTGGTGGGATCGCTGCCTACAAACATGTGCATGAGTAAATCAAAAAAGTACGGTAACTGTGCCTGTAATTTTTCACTGGGCATGATTGGACAAGCGCATTTTGCCATGCCTACATCGGTCAGCATTTCTTTGGCAACCATCACCACATGCTTTCCGGGAATATCGCGAAAGTTGCGAATCAGCGGATACATCTGCTGTTGCATCTGTCCATAAGCGCGGCGGGGATCGTTGGTCTTTTTCAATTCTTCAGCCAACACCGTTTCGGCAATTTCTGACAGGGAATCGAGTCCGAAAGTTTGGAATTTTTTCGCTTCAACACTCTGCATCACCCATTGATACGCTTCTGTCAATTGCTTGTAAGTGCTGACATCGATGTATGCAATTTTTTCTTTTCTGAGTGAGAGCAATCCACTTTCAGCAGAGAGAATCAATGGATGCGGAGCCGTGGCAAGCAGACGGGTTTTGCCGATTCCGGATGCGCCGAACAGACAAACTTTCACTCCGTAATTCAATTTGATTTCGGAAGTGTGATGCACCTGTATCATTGCAGTACTTTGGTACTGTTCGTTGGTGCGAACAATTCCAATGTTGGTTTTGCTGGTTTAATTGAAAGTGTGCCATTGAACATCTGGCGAATGTTTACATCAAGAGTGCGGTAAGTTGTCAAACTAAGTTCCGGCTTCCAGCGTACCAGTTGTTTACTTAATTGTTCTGGTAGTGATGCGCAGATTGCAGATATCTGTCCTTCGTCGTTATTTAAAATGTAATTGAGTTTCTTGGTTGCTTTAAGTGTCCAGTCATTGAATACTGTGAGTGATTCCGTTCCTTCATCACGATTGGTATCGAACAATTCTTTTACGATTTGATCACGCAAATGGCTTTCAATTTCTCCCCATCGTCTTAATTCACTTTTTGCCTGATACCATTTGTGCAATGTTTCAACTTGCAAGAGTGTGAGTTCCATTGCTTTTCTCCCTGCCAATTTGCTCACCCTAGCGCCGACCCATTTTTCTGTCAACTTAAAAACTAAGAAGCTTGCAGAGAAGCCGGGGACAGGTGTATGTTCTGCGGCATACTTCGCTGCACTCTAGGCACAACCCTAGCAATTCACAGTTTCGCTAATTACAAAGTTGACATTGTATGGAAGAGCTAAAAGCCTATAAGAACTGGATAGTTACGTATGTGCAGGATAAAATTCCACTCAATCCCTACTCAGGAATTCGCGCTAATGTTGTTGATCCATACACGTGGAGCGACTACACAACTGCTGAAGCATGTATTGCAACAAATAAGTTTCTGACGCTGGGATTTGTCTTAACTAATTCTCCGTTCACATGCATCGATCTTGATACCTACAAAACCAAAGATCAGAAAATCATTGACAATCACGAACAAATCTATAACACGTTCAATACTTATTCGGAGCTATCGCCACAAGCTGGAGTTCACATCTGGTGCCAAGGCACGGTGCCGGAAGGGAAACGGCTACCGCAACAGTTCATTGAAATCTATTCCAGCAGTAGATATATGACTGTCACCAAACGCGCACTGAATAGCCTCCCGATTCAAAATAGACAGAATGAATTAAATGAGCTTTACCTGCGTATCGTTGCGGCGGCACGGAAGAATCCACTGGTAGCAATGGACGATCAACCGCCGATTGAAATAAACGAGAACATATGCAATCGTGCAGCCAGTGCAGCCAACGGAGAATTATTTACGCAGCTTTATCAGGGAAACTGGCAGAACCTTTATTCAAGCCATAGCGAAGCGGATCAGGCATTCGTAGATATCGTGGCTTTTTACACCGATTCGAAAACCCAAGTTGCGGAGATTTTTCACCAATCGCAACTTGGACAACGCAACAAATCATTGCGAAAAGATTATCTCTTTCACCCCCACTACGGAATCATTACCAGATCGTTTGACCGAAAGAAGCCGAATGTAACCTATGCCAACTTGGAGCAAATAGTTAAACAAGAATGCGAGAAAGAACAGAAGCGCATTATCAACATGCCTATTGAAGTGCAATCGGAGAATAGCAACGGTTTCCATGGAAAATTAAATAAACTTCCGGAGTTTATTCGGGAAGACTATCTTAAATTTGATTGGGAATTACCGCCGGGGATGCTGGGAGATGTGGCGCGGTTCATATATCGCAATGCCGTCCATCCTGTCAAAGAAGTTGCCATAGGCGCGGCCATTGGTTTCATGGCCGGATTGTGCGGCAAAGCTAACAACATCTCCAATACCGGGCTGAATCATTATGTGGCCATACTGGCGCAGACAGGCGGCGGCAAAGAGGGAGCAGCTTCCGGGATCGAGCGGCTGTCATCGTACATACGGGAGAAGAATCCACAGATCGATTTGTTTTTGGGTCCAGCGGAGATTGCCAGTCCACAAGCTTTAATTAAACATCTGGCAACTGAATCGCAATGCTTCGTGTCGCACAAAGGGGAAATGGGATTCTGGTTACAGGGAATCACCAGTAAGTATGCAAATTCACATGAAAAGGGATTGCGAAAAATTATTTTAGATTTATATACCAAGTCCGGGCGAACGGATGTCTTTCGCGGTACGGTTTATAGCGACAAAACCAGAAACATTCCATTGATCCACGCGCCTTCATTCACGTTGCTGGGAGATGCCACACCGCACACCTTCTATGCGGCCATGGATGAAGAGAATGTTGAAGAGGGATTTGTAGGCAGATTCACGATCATTGAATGCGATGGTGAAGAAAGAACACCATACAATGAAGTGCACGGAACGATAGTTCCGGACAATTATTTAATTGATACTCTTTCCGCCATGGTTCGCCACAATCTTGCAGCACAACAGAATAATGATCCGGTGCAAATTCAGCAGACATCAGATGCCTACACTGCGCAGATGAGATTTCAGAACGAATGCGATGAAAAAATGCATGAGAACCGCGATTCAGCGGAAGCGAAAATTTATTCCAGAGCGCACTTGCGATTGTTGCGCCTGATGGGATTGATTGCCGTGGGTGTGAATCCCAGTGTGCCGTGTGTGACTCCGGATATGGTTGACTGGGCAAGAAAGTTCATCGTACAGGGGATTGCTAAAGTGACATGGCGATTCGAACACGGTGAAGTGGGTGAAGCTTCGATGTATGTGCAACAACAAAACGCAATTAAACAAATCATCCGTTCGTACTGGGACAATCATTTCCAGCAAGGTTTAATTAAAGATGGGATCACTCGCGAAATGTACGATGCCAAGATGATCACCCATCACTATCTTTCCCGGCGTATTGTTCAGTTCGCGGCATTCAAGAAATCGCGCAACCCTTCGCTCGATCTTGACAATATGATGAAGGAAATGCAAAAGTCCAGCATCGTGCAGAAAATCGATATGGGTTTAATTAGAAATTCCGGCAAAACTGGAGTGGCTTATTACATTCTTAATTACGATTCGCTGAAAAGATTGCATTAGGAAATCGTATTTGTTCCCGGTCCCGGATCAGGTGGCGGCGGCGGTTTTGGTGGTGCTTTCCTCTTCTCAGTTTCAGCCAGTGCCAGCGCCAGCATCAGCAATGTGAATTGTCTTCGTGTCATTTATTTGATTTCCTTTCTTGTCTTAGTTAATTAACACTATTTCCGCTTGAAGCTAACGTTGGCGCTGCCGGGGTGCCATTGTTGGTTGTTCCAATATAGTTACTGCTTGCTCCGCTGATTGTGTTTCCGCCGACATAGGTACAAGTGGCAAGCCAGCCGTATGTAGTCGAATCCTGCAAGGTAGGGTCTTTGTCCGTGTACACCCAACTGGTTCCGGTGGCGGCGGCATTGGTGGAAAGATTGCTGCTCATGTTAAGCGCAGTCCATTGTGTGCTTCCCGGCGTATATGTTGGGCAACTTCCGGCAGGGCAGAGCGCCCGATATGCCTGAATGCTGCATGCAGCATTAGCCGTGCAACTGGGATTGCTCCAGTTGATGGTTGCCTGATGCGGCCCGGTGGCGGATGTAGTTCCGACTTGAGGTTTTTGCGAAGTCTGCGCAGTTAGCGCCAGTGGCAGCAGGAGTGAAAATGTAATCAGTTTCATTTAATTGTCTCCTTAATTAAATTTAAAGCAGTAGTGCCTGAATATGATTGCGATGCCGGACTGGTTGTATTTCCGCCAGTATATGAATTGGTTGCTACCCATGCATATGTTGTGCCGCTTGTTAAAGTTGAATCCCAATCTATGTATTGCCATGTTGTTGATTGAGTATCAAGATTGGTTGTGAGTCCGGTACTCATCGCCAGTGCTTTCCAGTTTGCATCCCCCGGCGTATATGTTGGGCAACTGGTAGCACTGGTGCATTGGGTGCGATACACCTGAATGGTGCATGGGGAAGCGGTTCGACAATTCGAATTCGTCCAATTCAAAGTTGCATTGTGTACGCCATCAGGGGTTAATACCGTAATCTGCGAAGAATCGCTTGTGTTTGCCGAATTGTTTGCAGACGAGATGGTGACAGCGTACGCATACAAAGTTGAAACCGTTAATGGAGTGGAATCAATTGAAACAAAATGTGTATTAGCAGGGGTTACGCTTTGAGTAGTG